AAGTAAAAGACATTATCGAAGAACGCGAAAATGCTCGCGTTACCGCGACAGAATGGTATTTAAACAATGAGATGGTTCGCAGAGATGTGAACGTGAATATTTTAACCGGCCTTGACATTCAGGGCGTAACCGAGGGCGTATGAAATGGCGAACACTCAAGCACTAGCCAACAGCTTCAAAAATGAACTGTTAACCGGCACACATGATTTAACCACAGGCACCGGCGATACGATTAAAGCCGCGTTGTACTTAGCTACCGCGACTGTCAATAAATCAACGACAGTTTACAGCGCAACCGGTGAAGTATCTGGCACAGGCTACACGGCAGGCGGAGCGACGGTAACCAACGGCACATCACCCGCTTTAGATGGCGACGTTGCGCACTGGACACCGAGTGCATCACTTTCATGGGCCAGCGTCACACTAACAACCGCGTTTGATGCGGTGCTGTTATATAACAGCAGCAAAACGAACAAGGCGATTGGTGTTTTTACGTTCGGATCGACAACTGTCGATGGCGGGAACTTCACGCTTAACATGCCTACCAACGACGGTACAACCGGACTGATCCGCTTAAGCTGATGATCATCTACGCAACCGACAAGGCTAAGATCAAGTGGCCTAAAGATAGCGCACACGACCCGGATTCTGAAGTCGAGTACAGCATCAGTTACGGTGTACCTGAGCGCCAAGATGCAACGGTTTACACGAAGGGCATCGATGTTGTACGCCCATCGGTTGCGAACGGTTGTATCTATGAATGCGTGAGCGGGGGCATTACTGGAACTGGCACGACGATGCTAACGAAAGAAGGCTCGACGTTTGACGACGGCGATGTAACGTGGAAAACACTACCGGCGACCACTCGCCTGCAAGCCGGTGATCAAATCACCGCGTCAACGTGGGAAGCCGATTCAGTTGATGTGACAATCACCGATGCGTCTATCGTTGATGCAATAGCGACTAAGTGTAAGATCACGACCGTACCGGCGGGCGCAACGAGCTTTGAACTGACGAACACGGTTGATATTACTTACGCAACCGGTCGCACAGAAAAGCGACAAAAGACGTTAATCATCCCGATTAAGGAGTTATAGATGGCGTTATTATTCGACGGGGCAAAAGAATCAACGACAACGATCGGAACTGGCGACGTTGAACAAAGCACCTAACTTTTTTGCGTAGATAAACATGGCTGATATTACATTTAACAACCAAACTCGCACGACAACATTAAACGCGAATGTTTTAGTCACGGGTGATTCAGCGCCTATTGTTGTCACTGTCAGTCAAGCGATCACCGAAGCGGCAACGGTAAGTGCGTCGATTATTACTCAAGCGCATGATGAAGAACTGGCATTTATATCGTGTGATTCATCGGCCGATGACGCAAATTGGGCGGCCGGTATTATTGCGATTGAATTCACCAGCGGTCAGACGGATTTAGAAGTGACCGGGCCGGTTGTGTTGATGATTAAAATTGAAGAGAACGGTGTAATTAAAACTTACTTTGCACAGATGGTTGTGCTTAAAGGCGTGATCTGATGGGCTTTGCTAATGCGTTTCCGAATCAGATTTTAATGCAGACGTTGAGCGATAATGTGACTTATATTTCCAACAGCGAGAAAAAAGACATCAAAGCCGTGTTTAAAAAAGGAACGATTGCATGAGAATAAACATCGGCATTGATGAAAAATCCTATCTTAGCCTTCAGCAAAATATGCAAGGCTTGGAAGGGTTGGCGCCGTATGTTGCAGCGACCGGTTTGACCCGCTTGGCGGTGCAGGTCAAACAAGAACAGCAGCGTGAAATGCGCGATGTATTCGATCGTCCTACGCCATTTACGTTAAATTCGGTGTTTGTAAAACCGGCAACGGTAAAACAACCCCAAGCTATTGTTTGGTTTAAAGACCGGACGAACCGAAGCTATTCAGGAACTGGTGGGCAAATTTCCGGGGTAGCCGGATTACGACATTATCTTTATCCGCAAGTGTATGGCGGCAAACGGCCATTTAAACGTTCAGAGGCTTTATTGCTGTATGCCGGCGCATTAAATAGTAATCGGTTTTTAGTACCTGGGCGCGAAGAAAAAACGGATCAATACGGTAATTTAAGCCGGGGTACATTAAATAAAGTGTTATCCGCTTTAAAAGCGCAGGCCGATCCGTTAGCAAACCAAAGCAAAGCCAATAAAAAACGTAAAAGTAAAAGAACCCGGGTCGATGGTTATTTTGCCGCCACAAATAAAAGCAAAACCAGGCACTTAAAACAAGGGATTTACAGACGTTATAAAACCGGGTTCGGCAGTGCGATTAAACCCGTGTTTATATCGGTTGAAAAGGTTGATTATGAGGAGCGCTATCCGTTCTTTGATGTTGTAAAATATACCGTACAAAACCAATGGGAACCGGTAATGAATCAAGCAATGTCTGATATTTTGTTAAAAAAACTGGTTAATGGAGCGCGGCGCTGATGTTTGATACCACGTCATTAAATTCAGCCATCTCTAACACGTTTTGTAATATATCCGCGCAATGGATTACCGGCGCTGGCAGTCAGACAATTAACATTGTATTTGATGAACTGCCGGTGTTTGAAAATGAAGAATCGGTACAGGTGGTTGATATGGCATATCAAGCCGAAACCGATGCCGACATTTCCGGCATGAGGCGCGGTCAAACTTTAATAATCGGTGAGCATTTTTATTTAATTTTATCCGCACAGACCGATCATACCGGATGGTCAACGATTCGGTTGGAGAAACAATGAGAATTTTAACCGTCATTCAAAGATTAAAAGACCAGTGCGCGTTATTAGATAACCGGGCAGAACCGGCTAAGAGTCTGATTGGCTTGTCAGATAGCGAAATTCAATATGATCTGCCCACAGCGTTTGTCTTGCCATTAAAAGAACAATCCGGCCCCAGTCAATTAATGGGTAGCACGTCACAAATGAAAATGAAGCGCTTTGCTGTCATTGTTGCCGCTACGACATCGAGCACAAATCAGGAATTTTTAGAAGATGTTCGTGAGCAAATTGCAGCGGCATTGGAAGGCTGGCAGCCAGATGCCAGTCACGATTATATTAATCATGTTGAAGGCGAAATGATCGACATGAATGCCCGCGTCACATACTGGCGTGATACTTTTGAAACTTGGACATTATCATGAGTAAAAAAACCAAAGTCAGCGTTCGTATTGCCAAGCCTGGCGTTATGAAAGTCGGTGATTATAAAGCCGGCCAGATTTATCAGGTTGATGAAACCGAAGCCGAGCGATTAGTCCGGTTTAAAGGTTTTGAAGTAGTCAACAAGCAGGAATCTAATGAGCAAAGCAACGATTAAACTTCACGAAACGCTAATCCGTCTGGCAAAAGGCATGATTAGCGCATGGGAAAACTGGCTGAAAGAACAGCAGATTTAACAACACCCCGGACGCACCGCAAACCTCGCTTCGCCTCGTTTGCCAAAAGTAACTCCAAGCATTTTAAATGATGAGGATACACTTATGGCACAAGCAAGAGGATCACAGAGCGTCGTCGCTTTGTTTGAAGAAGACACTTACGGATCAGACCCCTCAGTTCCTGATGGGCAACTGGTTTACTTTACATCATTTGGCCCGGCAAAGTCACAAAATCGCATTGATTCTAATGTTATCACTGGCGACCGCGAACGGGTAGAACCCTTTTTAGGTAATGTTTCGGTTTCCGGTTCTTTGCAAACAGAAATAGGCGCGGAAAATATCGGCACATTGCTTAAACATTTGTTGGGCAGTAATGCCGACAGCGGTGCAGGCCCTTACACTCATACAATGGTACCCGGTGACTTGCCAATTGGTTTGACGTTTGAGGTCGATTATGGATCTGAAATCTCAGGTTCAGGGCGTTACATTAAATACAACGGCTGCCGAATCAATTCAGGTCAATTTGAATTTCCAACCGAAGGTGCCTGTACTGCGTCGTTTGATATTGTCGGCGCTCAAGGAACTCCCGCATCAACCGCACTAGATGCCACTTTAACCGACAATGGCCATACCACATTCAGTTCATTTTCGGCCAGTATCGAAGAAGGTGGCGCGTCAATCGCTAATGTTAAATCAGTCTCTTTGACGATTGATAATGAGCTGAGTCAAGACAGTTATGTTATCGGAGGCGGTGGCGTTCGTTCTGCATTGCCGGAAGGTTTTTCTACAGTTTCAGGGTCATTAACAGCCATTTTTGATAGTGCCACGTTAATGAACAAAACCTTAAGCGATACTCAATCCAGTTTAAAAATCACGCTATCGCGTGGCGATGGCTTGGGTTCTGCGGGTAATGAATCGATTGAATTTTTTGTACAACAACTGAAATACGATCCGACCACGCCTTCCGTTGACGGTCCGGGTGGAATTGAAATTACCGTTCCATTTAGAGGCTTTAAATCAGGCGTTTCTAATGGCGTACAAGTCACGTTGAAAAACGCGATTGCAACGGTTTAATTAAGCGGGCCGGTCGTCCGGCCCTTGTTTTTTTTATAAGGAATAAATAATGGGAAAGTTCAGAAAAATACAAACTTTGTCTTGGCCAATCACTGTTCGTTTAGCGACCGGTCGTTTTGAAACAACCAAAGTTAAAGGCAAACCCGTTGAAAAAGAAATATTTGACGAAGAACGCATCAAAATTAAATACAAACGTTTAGGCAAAGAAGACTTATCTAATTTTTTTGCTCGTTATCAAGTTGATGAAGATGCGGTCAGTCAGGAAGAAAAAATGGAAGCCTATCAGGGCATGATTGATGAGCTTTGCGATACGTTAATTTTAGGCTGGGAAATTGACGACGAAAACGGCGATCCGTTGGAATTTAACCGTGAAAATCTGGCGATGGTTATGAATCATCCTGATTATCACACTGCTATTTTTAACGGGTTTATCGCTATGCAAGCCGGAGGTGCTGCAAAAAACTCATAACCGTCATCCGTTGGTTATATGGCGATGGCGTAGATGGTGTAAATGCAAAATACTGCCGCGATACTTGTCGCTGGAATCGCGGTACGGATAGCAAATGTGATCTTTGTCCTGAACCGGATATTCTTGAAGAAAACGAAGCCGTTTTAAACCTGTTTTTAAATTGCCTGACGCAATTTAGACAAGGTTTTTCAGGGCCAAGCGGCTTGGATTATGCCGGATGTCAAATCGTGGCGACCTGTCAAGAGCAGGACTTTAAACAATTATTTCCGGGGTTACAGGTATGTGAACGGGAATATTTAAATATCGTGTACGAAAAACAGGAAAAAAGTAAACATGGCTAATCGATATGAATTGGCGGTCGCAATTACCGGCGACGCAAAAGGGGCGGTCAATGCGGCAAAGCTGACTAAAGATGAATTGGCCAGACTTGCGCAATCTGCTAATCAGCAAATGCGCAAGATTCAGCAAAGCAGCAATCTGGCCACGCAAGGATTAAATCAACTTAAAAACGCATTAGGCGGTATTGGGATTGCAGCGTTTGCCAAAGAAGTTTTAGATGTTAATCGCCAATTTCAAACTTTAAAAACCTCATTAGTCACGGTTACCGGCTCGGTTCAATCGGCAGAAAAAGCATTCAAAGGGATCCAGTCATTTGCATCATCAACACCTTATACCGTTGACCAGATCACCGATTCATTCATCAAGCTAAAAGCATTAGGCTTAGACCCCAGCGCCAAAGCCTTAACCGCCTATGGCAATACAGCCAGCGCTATGGGTAAAAGTTTAAATCAAATCATTGAAGCCGTTGCCGATGCCAGCGTCGGAGAATTTGAACGCTTGAAAGAATTTGGTATTAAAGCCAGTTCTGAAGCCGACCAGGTTACTTTTACTTTTCAAGGCGTATCCACGACAGTTAAAAAATCAGCAGATGAAATCCAGAATTATTTAAAACAAATCGGAGAAGTTAACTTTGCCGGTGGCATGGTGCGTCAGATGCAAACTATCGACGGCGCATTGTCTAACTTATCCGATGCTTGGAGTCAGTTTTTAGATAATTTACTCAACAGTGAATCTGAAAACGCAATTACGGGGTTTGTTAACAGTTTAGCCAGTGGTTTAAAAAGCATCGATACCGTTTTTGTGAGTATTTTTGCTTCATTGGATATATTCCGGGCCAATGTCGAATATGCGTTTAATTATGCCGTTCTGCAAGTGACTGCCGCCTTTAAATCGATTGTGCAAGCGGCAATGGATAGCCTGGCCGGATTTTCTGATTTACTGGCACGCGGTGCCAGTGCAGTGGGTCTGGATAAAATGGCCAATAGTTTGCGTAATTTTTCCGTGTCTTTATCCGCAGGCGTGCCGGCCAGTGTTGAACTTGAGCAGGGTATTGCCCGGCTTAATACACAGCTTGATGCGGAAGAAAAAAACATCCGCGCCGCATATCAAAGCCATCTGGATTATAAGCAATCGTTAGACGATCAGACAGATGCGTTAAGTGATAATGCAACCGTAAAAAAACAAATTGCCGGTGCAGATGACGCACTGAGCAAAGCCGCGCAAAAAACTGCGGATGCCTTTCAATCCCAAGCCGAATCGCTTACCCAGCAATATTTAGCATTAACCGAAGGCGAACGGGCCGCCTATGCCTATAGCTTGACCCTGCAAGGCTTTAATCAAGATCAGCAAGCCTCTTTGTTAGCGATTTATGATACCAATAAAGCCCTGGAAGCCAATAAAAAAGCGCAAGAAGATGCGGCAGACGCTGCTAAAAAAGCCGCTGACGAACAAGCAAAAGCCATTCAAAAAGCCCGCGAAGATGCCGAACGTGAACAGCAGCGATTAGTCAAAAGCATAAGCTATGAACTCAGCTATGCGTTTGATGAACTGTTATTTTCCGGTCAATCGTTTACCGAATCCTTAGCTGACATGTTTGATCGCATGTTACAGCGCATGTTGCAATCCGCGCTGGATTTTGCCAGCAATCAAATCATTCAAGGTTTATTCAGTGGCAACTGGCTGCAATCCATCAGTGGTTTAGCCATTGGCGGTCTGGCAATCGGTGCATCCTACTTATTTGGCGGTAGTAAATCCCGATCAGACATTAAAGAAAGTCGTACCACGACAGCAGGCGATGATCGGGCGTTATATTTCATGGAGCAAGTGGCTTCAGATATTGCGTCACGAG